AGAACAAAAACTTCCTTTATCTTTCCGCTCACATGTTTGGAAAGGCTGTTGATTTTGATGTAAAAGGAATGACAGCTTGTGAGGTTAGAGAATGGATTGTTGGAAATGCTGATTTGTTTCCTTATCAAATAAGACTTGAGAGAAACTTGAAAGGTAATCCTATTTCATGGGTGCATCTTGACGTGATTCAGGATGAGTCAAAACCAAAAATCTATTTATTTGACGTATAATTGTAAAAAATAATATTATGAAAATTAAATCTTTATTGTCATCAATTGCAAAGGGAGCATTGAAATCAATCCCACTTGCAAACATTGTTGTTGAAGCAAAAGAATCATTGAAAGAATCATCTGATCACTCTCCTGAAGGACAAATTGATTATGCAAAACTTGCTGGGTATGGGGTTTTTTCTGTTGTGATGCTGGCATTCATTTTTGGCTATGCTGATGAAGATCAAGTCAAGTTTGTTTTAGATAAGATTGTTAAATTGTTTATAGTTGATTAAAAACACTATATTTGAGAAGTAATTCTATTTTTTCTGTTTTAGACTACTTCTGTTTTTTGCCTCTCTTTAATCGGAGAGGCTTTCTTTTTTTGGAGCATAAAAAAAGAGCTTCTATTGTGGAAGTGAAGCTCTCTTAATTAGTTTTTAAACGCTAATTGCGTTTTGATATAGTTCTTAACACAAAGATACTAAAAATAATGAGTCAAATGAGCCACTCTTCCTTTATGTTTAGAGTGAATAAAAGCTTCAACAGCGACTTGTGATTTATACATCTCATCTGAATGCCACAGATCCGCTGAAGAAGGACTTCTCAAGTAAGTCAAGTTTGCTCCAATGTAATCTTTACCACTTTTGAACTGTCTCTTGTCTTGGTGGTGGATATGATGCCAGTAAGCATATCTATATTTTGTATCTGCCCACATTTGAGGCTTTTCTTGAGCCATCAACAAGGGAATGTTATCAGCCTTTCCTTTGTCTCCATGTTCAAATTCAAGCATATTTGAATAATATTGATAATACTTTCTATAAGCTGGAGAGATGTCAAAAGCAATGTTTTGAGACTTCCTAAACCAACTCTTTAAGCTATCAGCTAAAAAGCATCCACTCATAAAGTCATGATTGGAAGGGCAATGAATCACAGCGACATCAGCAACTTGAATACACATCTCAATGCAAGCAACATAGCATTTCCTTGCTAATTGAAACGCTTTAAACCAATGCAAATCGGTGTCTTGTGGTGTTCCTTTGGTTGTTGTTCTTGAAGTTGTATCTGTATTCAGAACATCATTGCCAATGATAAAAGCAATCCTTTCAATGTTATATCCTGAAGCCTTTTTCAATAAGCCTCTTGTTCCTTCTAAAGCTCTTTTGACAGCAATCTCTGAATTGTAATCCTCTCCAGTTAGTTCTTTCTCAGCATGTTTGTTGATATGCAAATCAGCTATATCAATAACAAGCAAATGACCTTCTTCAATTGGCTTTCTGTTTATTTTGAAGTAAGATGGAGAGTGTTGATTCATCTGAGCAATCAGATCATCTTTCACTTGATCATAAGTGATAGCTCCTTGCTTTGTCTTTACTGAAAAGTATTTCCCTTTATGCCAAACTTGCTTAACATCATTAAGATTGATATCCTTTCTTTGAGCAAACTCTTCAAGGGTTTCTTCTGATCTTTCTGAATTGTTTTTGAATTCGTTCCAAAGCTTCCTTTCTTCAGGTGTCATTGGGATTCTGTGAGGCTTCTTTTTGTCGTAGTTTAATTTTGATTTTCTGTTTGCCATTGTAAGGGTTTGATTTTTAATACAAAAACGGTTAAAAATAACCCTTTTTATTGATTTTAGTATATTTGGTTATGCAAGATTATTTCAAAAAATAGATTATGGAAGAGAAAAAGAAAAAACATGGAGGCGCAAGACCTAATTCAGGAAGAAAGCCAAAGAGAGATGAAGAGAAAGTGATCAAGCTTGGAATCAATGCAATTGAGGAGATCTATGGATCACAAGAAGAGTTTTTCTTTCACATGGCTAAACAATCAAAAGAAAGCTTTCCACATCTAAAATTGCTTTGTGAGTATGTTTATGGTAAGCCAAAAGAGAAGCAAGAAATTTCTGTTTCTGATGATTCTGTTCAAGTTCCTGTTATATCTTGGGTAAAGAAAGACGATGGAGATTCAGCTTAGTGACAAATATCAACCTTTATACTATTCACAAAAAAGATACTTTTTATTGACAGGAGGAAGAGGATCAGGAAAATCTTTTGCTGTTTGTGATTACTTATTAAGATTAACTTATGAGCATGGTCATGGGATATTGTTCACAAGGTATACAATGACATCAGCAGAGACATCAATCATTCCTGAGTTTAAAGAAGCTATTTCAAGGCTTGGAGTTGAGTCACACTTTGACATAACAAGTAAAGACATCACAAACAAACTCACAGGCTGCTTTATTTGGTTTAGAGGAATAAAAGCTGGAAGCAACAGCCAAAAAGCAAATTTGAAATCCTTATCAGGTGTTACAACATTTGTTGTTGAAGAAGGGGAGGATTTTCAAGATGAGAAAACTTTTGATACTATTGATGATTCAATAAGAACAACAACACAACAAAACAGAGTCATTTGGATTCAAAACCCATCAAACAAAGAACATTTCATCTACAAGAGATGGATTCAAGGCTATTCAAAACAAATAATGATTGACGGTTTTCCAATTACTATATCTGATCATCCTGATGTTGAGCAGATTCACACCAGCTTCTTGGATAATGATGAGAATCTTACTGAATCATGGCTCAAAAAGGCTCAAAACGCTAAAGAAAGCAATCCTGATTGGTATGCTCACAACTATCTTGGAGCATGGATTGAAAAGCCTGAAGGAGTTATATTTGATAATTGGATTGAAGGTGAGTTCAATGATGATCTTGATTTTGGTTTTGGAATGGATTTTGGATATAGTAATGATCCAACAACACTTGTTAAGGTTGCTGTTGACAATAAAAACAATAAAATATACCTTAAAGAGCTTGTTTATGAGCCTTATTTGAAAACCAATGATATTTGTTTGATTCTGCAAAAAGAATGCGGCAAAGATGATCTTATCATAGCTGATTCAGCAGAGCCAAGATTGATTGATGAGATATGGGATGAGGGATATAATGTCAAAGGAGCTATCAAAGGAGCTGATTCAATTGTGACAGGAATAAGGCTCTTGCAGAACTACAAACTTATAGTTGATTCCAACAGCCACAACTTAAAAGAAGAGCTTAATAACTATCAATGGAATGACAGGAGATCAGGAAAGCCTGTTGATGATTACAATCACATCATTGATGCAGTTAGATATTATGTCTCTTATGTAGGTACACAAAATGAATTTTTCGTAATTTAACAGCATATTTTGCAAAATATATGAATCCATTGAAAAAATTTATCATAAAGTCATTGCTTGGCGATGATTTCAGTGATCCAAACAAAGCTTATTCTTTTTTAAACAATTCAGGTGTTGGATTTGGGGGGTACAACTTCTCAACAAGGAAAACAAAAAACTTCATAAAAGAAGGATATGTTTCAAATCCTGATGTTTTTGCTGTTGTTTCAAAGATTGCTCAAAGCTTTTCTTCTGTTAAATGGTGTGTAAAAACACAAACAAGACAAGGAATTGAGGAGGTTTATGATTCAGAGCTTAACAGAGTTCTTGATTGTCCTAATCAGCTTCAAACTTGGTCAGAGTTTCAGGAATCAGCCGCAATCATGTACTTGCTAACTGGAAACACTTATATCAACGGAACAGAGGCTGTTGGCTTTAAAGGATTCAGAGAGCTTTCTGTCTTACCTTCACAAGTGACAGCTCCAGTTGTGGGAAATGAAATCACTCCTGTTGCTGGTTATGAAATGCAATCAACAGAGATACAGAAGTTTACAAATGAAGAGGTTGCTCACATTAAAGCGTTTGATCCTCGAATCATAGGCTTTGAAACTCTTGTTGGTTTGTCTCCTTTGGAAGCTGCTATGTTTGTCTATTCAGCAAACAATGAGCAATGGGAAGCAATGGCTTCAATGTTAAAAAATAAGGGAGCAATGGGAATTGTTACTTCAAGGACTGACAGAGGCATGAGGAAAGATGATGCTGAAGATATGCAAAAGCAGTACAGAGATACTTTTGGAGGAGGGAAAAACTTTGGATCTCCTATGTTTACGGGTGCAAATGTTGACTTCTTACAAATGGGAATGAGTTCAACAGATCTTCAAATGATTGAGCAAGGAGTTCTGTCTTTAAGGGCAATTTGTAATATTTACAAAGTATCATCAAGGCTTTTCAATGATCCAGCAAACTCAACTTTTAACAATGTTCAACAAGCTGAAAAGGCAATGTGGAATGATGCTGTAATTCCTTTACTTGAGAAGTTTAAACAAAGATACAATTCATGGTTAGCTCCATCGTTTGGAGAGGAGTTCATGCTTGATTATGATTTAACTGGTGTTGATGCTTTACAAGCAGATGCAAAGACAAGAGCAGAAGTTTCAAAGATCCACTTTGATACTGGAAACATTTCAATGAATGAATACAGAAAATTGAACGGTCTTGAGCCTTTAGAAACTGAAACAGCTGAAGTTGCTCCAAATTTAATCGTGGGTTTTGATGTTAAAGATTTAAACATTGAAACAAAAGAAAGTTATTCAGACTACCCTAAACAAGCAGTTGAAAACGCTAAAAAAGGAATTGAATTAAATGAGGCTATTGGGAACAGTTGTGCAACTGCTGTCGGAAAGCAAAGAGGGCAAGACATAGCAAATAGAAGAGCTTTATCATATAAAACAATAAAAAGAACTTATTCGTACCTATCAAGAGCTGAAGAATATTATAATCCATCTGATGAGAAAGCCTGTGGAACAATATCTTATTTGCTATGGGGAGGAAAATCAATGAAGGGATATTGCAAAAGCATTATTGATGAGGTTGAAAGTGAATAAAAATTGTTAATTTTAAGAGCATGAATTTAGAAGATAAACTAAATAAACACTACGGAACAAAGTCAATGGCTCTTAAAATGGAGGATATTGATGAAAAAAACCGCATTGTTAAAGGATATGGATCAGCCTTTAACGTGATTGATTCAGATAAAGACGTGATCCGAAAGGGGGCATTTGCTAAATCTATTCAAGAAAGAGGTGTTGATGCTTCAGGAAATAGAAAGATTGCTCACTTGAGAAATCATGACTGGGAGCATCAAATTGGTAAGTTCTTGGAAATGGAAGAAGATGAGTTTGGACTTAAATTCGTTGCTCAACTTGGAAGATCAACAAAAGGAACAGATGCTTTGCTTGATTATCAAGATGGAATATTGAGAGAGCATTCAATTGGATTCAATTACATTGCTGATAAAATTAAACTTGTGGAAGATACAAGCTTTTCTCCTGATGGGCATTTTGAAATAACTGAAGTTAAGCTTTGGGAGGTTTCAGGAGTTACATTTGGAGCAAATGAGTTCACACCAGTAATTGACGCGGCAAAGTCAGGAGATACAGAAGGAGCATTGAAGAGATTCAATGAGCTTGAAGGATCATTCTTGAAAGCTATTAAAAGAGGAACAGGAACTGATGAAAGACTTGAAAACTTGGAAGCAAGATTCAAGCAATTACAAGAATTAAGAAATTCACTTTTCGTATTGAAGCCATCTGTGAAAGATACTTTGAAATCTGAAAAGCCGAGTGATAAACAATCATTTTATTTACTTTAATTTTAAAACGCAAAAATGAAAACATTTGCTAAATTTTTAGAAGCAAAAGGAATCACAGAGGCTGATTTCAATGCTAAGGATGCTGAAGCTCAGGCTGGATTGTACAATGAGTACAACAAAGAGCAAAACGAAGCGATTGCAAGAGCTGTTGAGGCTAAGGCAAGCAAAGAAGATATTGATTCTTTAAAGTCTGATTTAGAGGCTGCAAGAGATGCTCAATTCAAGTCTATCAATGAGAAGCTTGTTGAGATGGGTGTTGCAATGACTAAAGGTCACAAGGCT